AACTTGTTTGGTAAAATAACTTGAGTCTCTACTGTCACTGGGATGTATTTTTCAAAGTCTCCGCCTGAGCCAGAAATGAAACTAACACCGTCTGTTCCAGATGCATACTGATATATTGTACCAGCGAATCTATCTGGATGGTTGAAATCTACGAACTTCTCCTTAGAGGCTCTGATATTGTAGCGATCATTGATTTCAAAATCAACATTGTCGCCATAAAAATTAATCTTTACAACGTCTTCATCAATACCAAATGCATGCAGAACATTTCTGAAAGCCTTGTTCGTACCTTTTTCTTTGTAGATATTAACCAATGATGAATATACGTTTTGGTAAATCTGGTTCTTTACGTCGTGAAGCTTCATCTCGTAATGTTCGTCTTCACTTCTTGTTGCCAGTGCTTCGATCACAGAAGCGTCAGCAAATAACTCAGGAGCAACAAACCCTGCATTTGTCAATAGTCTGTCAGCAAATGGAAGAGGCTTAACACTACCCTCTGTGTCCGTGTTGTTGTGTCTATCAGTTATCTTAGTCTGGAAATGAGCGTACACATCTTTAAGACTGTTAAGATCTTGAATGTGCAAATAAAGATTATCATAGTAACTCGCCATGATGTGAGTCAAGATATTAACATTCCCTTCTTCCTTGTCCTCTTCCAAGATCCATCCGGGAACTGACTTAATCAAAGAAGCGTTATTGTTGATATCGTGGTTACTACCAGATGACTGAAGTTCACTTAAAGTGCTGATATAATCCGGATGCGCAGAGTAGATTGTTGGATCTTTGAATTCTTTTGGAGCTACGCCAGCAAGTACAATCGCTGAATCTTCCGAACGTGCTCCATCTTGATATCCAAACCAAGATCCATTAGAAACTCGTCCAGAGTAATCCAAAACTCTTGAATCGATTGATGAGGTTTGTGTAATACCTTCGTTGAATTTATAGTAAACGCCCAGATTTGTATTAGCTTCATCCGAGTTAGTGCCACCACCGATATTAGTCCAATAGTATCTTCCGATTTCTTTAGAAGTTCTCTCTGTTTTCCAGTATCTGAACTCGTCAATCGATCCAGAGAACTTCCCAGCACCTTCTGTTACAGTGGGAGAGCCAGATGGAGCAGTTTGTAGCGCTCCAATGTATGAGATAATAGAGCCTGTCACGTTTTCAATCGCAGCAGAACTTACAGTTTGCTCTTGATTGAACTGTCCATTGATGTAGAGGTTCGCTGAGATATCATTTCCGCTATTCTTGAGACTCAAAGCAACATGAGTCCAATCCTCAATCGAACCAGTTGTTAGATCTTGCCCTATGGATTGATTTTGGATACCCGAAGTTCCACTTAAGGCTGTAAATAAGAAGGGAGAGCCGCTAGAAGCACCAGTAAGTTCCAAACGGAGCCTACCATATTGTGCAGAACTAGAAGCCTCTCCGTTCCACAAGTCGAATAAAACCTCTTTTTCAGTTTTTGATGTGTCGAAAGCAGGCTTCTTAACCCACATTTCAATCGTAACACCCTCAGATAAGTCAAATTTGAGATTAGATTCTCTCGATTTGTCAGCATCAAGAATGTTGGCGTCTTCATATTGCTTCTTTAGTCCTAATAAATCTGATTTATTTGGGCCGCCAAACGTCTTAATGTATGTATTTGTTGTAGATTTACCATATCCATCGATAATAGAGCCGTTCAATGTTCCCCAGTTTGGATAACTTAGAGTCGCATATCCATTAAATCTTGGATATTTATGCTCGAATAAGTACATATCGATGAACGTAGAATCAAAAAGCCAGTCGTATTTCTCTTTTTCTGAGCCATCGTATGGAAATGTGTTTCGTATTCTCTTAAAACCGTCTGTGTAGTATCGCTCTGCAGAGCCAAAGAAAGCAAAATTCTTTGGATCGCTGTAATCGACATTTGGCATGAATCTTATCTTATCTTTGTTGAAAGATTCAATATATTCTTGCGATTCTACTTCATTAGCCATATCCTCTAGGCTTGATGATTGGATTGTTTTTGTTGAATTAAATAAGTCTTTAAGTTTCATATCTCTCTACTCTAAATTTAAATACCTTGCTTACTGGTTTATAATCAGCAATATAGTCATCATAAAATGCTAACTTAACCCCATATGAATATCCGGGCTCAAGAATAGACATATCCAAATCGAAATAGCTTCCTGAGCCATCAAAAGACAGCTCTGTGTATTTAACGCTTCCTGTAGCGTGTTCGATAACTTTATAGTTGTCAATAATTCTAAAGATTTCATATGATCCTGATGTTGGAATATACAATTGAGGTTCTGCAACTGCTCTTGTGTAAATAGTTGGACTCCAGCCTTTTAATCTTGTATAAACTCTAAATCTTGCTGTTTCGTCACTTTCGTAAACTTTCTTTAAATTAGTAATAGAGACGTAGTAGTCGTTTGTTTTTGTTGTTGTCCCAGTGTTTCTGATTTCTGGGTAAATCGTTCCTGTGTGAAATTGTGTTGATCCTGTGTACCAAACGTCATGTAAGGTTTCCGATGTCCCTGTTAGGGCTATAGATGCACTATAGATTCCTGTCGAGACGTATCCTCCAGTAACTTCGAGTAATGCTGTACCAGATGGAGCGGATGCTGAGGATTCATATATCGCTACAGCCAGTTCTCCTGTGCCTACAGACGGAATGTTTTTTAATCTGCCACCGATATTATTATAAATGTACAATGTGTTAAGATTGTCTTCGGCTGGAGCAAGAGATGAACTGTAATAGAAGTTCGATCTATCATCTTTTACAGATGAATCCCATCTTGCTTCAATGACTGGACGATTGAAAAAGAACTCAGTTCCTCTAGCAGAAAACTTTTTTGTGTAATATGAATTGGTGTCTGATTCGTAACTTGAAGATATTTTCAAGATAAACCCGTAATTGTTGCCACCATTCAAAGAGGAGTCGAGAACATCTTCGACATATTCTGTGACGTCTACTTCAATATCTTCTAGCCCAGTATCGAACATTTGCTCAAAAACATAATTTGTGTTGTAGTCGCCTTCTGCACCACCATTACTCCAAGCGGTAGATGCAGATGAAGAAAGCCAGTTAGATTGCCCGAAGTCATAATAGTTATCTAAGTCAAGCCCAACTCCTTCTTCCCAATCTACCGTAAGTGGATGTGCTACAATCTTGTAGTTTCTTGGCACGGTATCGGTATGAGCAACGTCATGCAATTTCATAACAAACTTTACTGATCCAGATGCAGGTAAGATTCCAGCGTCTCGATCTTGCTTGATTGTTCTGATATCTGATGAAAGATCTGTTTCGTTGACTGGGAATTTAATAAGAATTCTGGATTGTTCTACAGTGGTGGCTTCTACCTGTCCATATAGCTTGAATATCTCAAGAGAATCAGCCAATCCAGCATTTGAATTTGTCATTCTACTGCTCAATGCTTCGTTAAACTGGTTTGTGATCGTGTTGTCTGCGATTGCTGTATATCTTTTAATGCCCATTATTTAACGCTCCCTTTAATGTCGATTGTTGGAAATTTAACCTCAAAAACACAGTTGAGTGGACAAGCAACAAACCTGCCATCAGGTGTAGTGTTCTTGGCAATATCTATGCCGTTTCTAGAATATGCACCACCATTTTTATTCGTAACAAGTACATCTGTTGTATCTGCTACTCCCTCAACTCTATTTAGGGTTGCATACACTTCAGTATAACTAAAAGGCTCGGCAATATCATAGTGCTTCAAGAAACGATTTCTAAGCGTCCTCAGACACTCGTCAAGGACTTTAAACTTGTCGTAGCCACCCTTAGTCACAATAGTGAAAGAAATGGCTAAATTGATGATTTTTGCGTCCATAATGTCTAATGTATCATTAACCATTCGATACTGATTTAACCAAGTCTTGATATTTGATTTTATAATATCGTTTGACTCAGTTAGATTTCCTGCACTATTCTCAGATATAATATACATATTAAGGTTTCTTTTGAATGAATCCTTGTCTTGCAATACAGCACATCTTTTGACAGCGCCATATTTCGGAGGCATATTATAGACTAAAGATTTGTAGTCTTCTCTGGTTACTGCACGGTTCTGTGCAGCGAAAAAAGATTTGGTTCTAATCTTCAACTCTTCGGTTGTTGGGATATTTGCATGCCCAACAATCGGATTGTCATTTGAGGATTCTAAAGAGTTTCTAACCTGCGCTAACTTAGCTGAGTCTAGTGTAGTTTCGTCTTCGAAGCTATAGATTGCCCTAACTATTTGCGTCACAGATCCGACAGCAGCATTTGGATTGTTGCTACTATTCACTCTAAATACGATTTTAAGAACAGTATTCACAGGAGATACGCCAAACTTATCAGTACCCAACAAGTTTGAAGGATCAAAGTCGGTGTTCGTGATATAGTCTCTTCCAAACTGATCTAGGATTACGTTGCTTGGATCTACCACCTTATCGATCTTGATATCTTCTTCAGAACCGAAGCCAAATACTAAGTGAGTTTGTGATCGACTTCTTTCGACGACGAATCTTCTTGGAACTGCTGTGGGTTTCAGTAACATTGGAGCAGCTTCTCTAGTGTTGGAATCGTTGTTTGGAATCTCACGATAAATAACATCTTGTCCTAAGTGCTCAACTTCATAATATTCATGTCCTTCCCTATCTGTACAATCTAAAATCTCAGCAACATTTGTGTCTCCGAGAAGAATTTTATTAAACTTCTTGAACGCTCCGACTGTAATATTCTTCTCTGCCAATCTCCCTGATACGACTCTTCCTATAGATTTGATAATATAATGAGTAGGTAATCCCGTGTTTGTATTAACTCTTCCCACTACGATCTCATTACTTGAGTCACGGAAGTCCACGTCTTCTGTTAAGATAAAACTCTCACCAGAAGTAGAAGCCAATTCTGTTCTTCTTTTGAGCACTGGAATATACCTAGAGTCCGGAGCCAACCCCGTAGAATCAGCAGGGATCAAGATATAGAAAGAAACATAACCGTGAGTTGATGGCTTTCCTCTGTATTTATAGCCCATCTGTCTTGTGAGCTTAACCACATTATCATATTCGTTAGCCGTATCCAGAAATGATTCATTTGCCTGATAATCCAAATAGAATGACAAAATATCCCCAGTATATGCAACTTGATCCATCACAAGAGATCCAAAAGAAGCGTCATTAAAATCTTTATAGGTATCTGGGTAGTACCTCTTTGCGTGATTAATCAAGTCTTGCTTGATTGAATTGAAATCTCTACTGGTGTATTTGATAGGCACCTTTTTGTTTTTATCATCATATTTAGCCATTTACTTCCCTCTTTAAACACTTACAGTCAGTGCACTAACGGCACCTGAATTACCAATGTAAAACTTAACTGTAAGTAGTAACTGGTTTGCAGTTATATTATCATTATTTGCCTCTGTGTTGAATAACACGTCTTGAATCTCAATATACGGCATATATTCGCTCACTTGACGCTTAATCTTAGCTTTTATTCTAGAGTGAGTAGAGGCGTCATTTTGCTCAAATAAAAATCTTCTCATTCCAACACCAAAGTTTGGATCCATTATCCTTTCTCCGGGACTTGTGAGCAATATCATTTTTAAATTTTGATGTACCACTTCAAGTACAGTTTGGTTATTGGCATAGCCATTTGACTCATCTAGAGTCAATGGAAGTTTTGGTGAATAGTTGGACATATTAATTACCTCAAACCTAAATAGTTATTTTATCCATTTTGCAAAGATTGTAGATATCTTGTTCGTAATGATTGTAGTAAGTCAGTCATATTTAGTCCTGCAAATTCAGTAATTGGGTTTCCAAAAATACCAATTGTGCCATACAACTTGTCTCCAATAGTTCTCCCATTTTGATCCGTTTCAGTTATAGTTCTGGCTCTTGCATACCTTAGACTTGAGCTACTGATAAAATCGCTATATATTTGCGTACTATTATCATCATTAATATCAAGTCTTGAAGCTACATATCGTCTATAATCGTCATAATCTTCTTGTTCGAGATCAGATCTGTAACTTTCAAAGTTTTTATTATATTGTCTGGACACATTTTCATACTTTGAGTCCAAAATATTCTGATTTTGTTCAAATGCCATAAAAAGTTCATACATATAATATTGACATAAATTTTCAATAACATGTTGTGTCCTGCTCATATGCCTTAACACACGCTTTGCTGGAACAAAGTCTGGATCTGTCAAAAAATTATTGATTTTAAACCCTAGGGAACCTTGTTGCATATCAAATTTTTTACAGTATTTTAAATATTTTATCAACGCAGTATTGAACCCTCCTGTGCCTAGTCCTTCTATTGCTTTTGGGGCGGGGAAAAATAGCTGGAACATCCAAAACAACTTTTCAAACAAATCAGATAAATCATTATTGAAAGTGCTGTAGTATAAAACATTCTCAAAAACATAATCTTCAAGACAATCAAAACTCACAAGCCCTGATTCATATAAGTTCCCTTTCTTTGCCACTGCACCAACCCCATGTGGATCCGACACATGAAGGGTTCCGTCTTCAACAAGTCCAAATGCGTCTCCCAATGGATATAAATCGGATCCACCATTATCGGGTAAGTCAATCTCTGTTACGGGAACACTATCCTCATCGCTACCAGATTCAAGTGGAGGCATATTGTCTCTAAGGTATTCAATCTCTTTTCGGAAAGCAGCGAAAAAATCTTTTGTCAGATCTGATATTTCATTATATTTTTCTTGAGCTAATCTTCTTGCTTCTGCAGATAGTTCTGAGAGTGTTTCCTGTTGCTCTTCCAAAGTTCCGCCAACAAAAGTTCCTGTTTCTGGATCTGCTCCGGGATTCAAATTATCTCCACGTTTAAGATCTGCTAATCTTTTTCTCTCTTTAGGTTCCAGAAATGAACTTGCCAAATATAGCAAACCCAATGGGCCGATTGGTGGGCCGGGTGCAAAAGGAATCAAGTTCATTGGTAATGCCATTAATGATGCTGCAGGCGGAGGTATGTCAAACCCTGCCAAAGAAGCACCTTGTCTGATCTTTGAAGCAATCTTGATGTTAGGATCAAATTGCTCTGCAAAGCCTTTAATTATCAATGGCACAGTCATGAGAGCCATTTTCTTGGCAGTCGCCGAATATTCAGGATTTGTAGATATTCCTGATTGCTGCTCTAAGGTTAGGCTGTCTAATTCCATATCTTGAGACTCAAACGCTGACGGATCTTGATCGAGAGTTTCTATATTTCTCTTGATTAGATCTTTTGTTTCAGAGAATATCAGCGAAATCTCAGGACTTTCAGATTCAACAAGCACCTTTACCAACTCTTCGATAGAAGACTTAAGGTGATCAACCCTAACCACATTCATTAAGAAATTATATACGTCCGTATCTTCTCCCGTATCTGCGATCAAGAGCTTGGAAATCTCTCCTTTAGTCCCCAAAGTTCCTAATAGTTGATCTAAACTCCCAGCAGCCATAGTATTGCTATACTCCGCCCTCATTTCCGCAAGAGGTAAAAGATAATAATCTTCAAAATTCGAAGGGATTCCATAGTTTGCCAAATATTCATGAGAAATACTATTTTTCAGTTTGTATATTTTAGAATCTTCCCTCAACTCTCTTCTGTCGTACTCACCTGTAAAATTCCAAGGCATTTCACTACCCCTTCCTATTTTCAAGATATAAGACAGTCTTAAATATAGCTTATATTTGGACTTATCTTCTAATGAAAGTTGATTATAGCCAAAATAAAATATCTCTTTGCCTTCTTTATTCCTATAAACCCTTTGAACAAAAAACTTTTTACCTGATATGTACGCTAGCATAAACTCTTCAACATATGAACTTAAATTGTCTTGTACAGTCTCAGTATCATATGCAAACTGATTAGCCAACAATGGAAGCACATCTTCTGATTTTCGAAATATCTTTTCAAAACTTTTTTGAATATCTGAATATATCTCTCTTACCATGCTCATAAAAGTAAACGAATCGTAGGCAAACTCTTCTTTATATGCTTCTAGATACTTTTCAGAAAACTTTACAGAGAATGCGTCTTTTTGCGCTTCTAGATATTTATTCAGTTTAGCCCATACTATGGCTATAAAAGATCTAGTCGCCTTCACATCATGTGCATTAGAATTACAGAATGCGCCCTTAACAATTTCTTCGATTACTTGAACCCTAACCAAAAGATAAATCAAATGCTTGATCGAGGATGTCGACAAAGAATTATCATTTTCCGAGAATGAGCATTCAGAATTAAATTCTTCTCTAGCAGAGTTTTTCGAATCCTGAAGCTTTAATAAGTTTACCGAATCATTATCGATAATGAATGCTAACATATTGTCTAATTCAAATAGTTCAGAATCCTTCTCCTCTGTTAACAGCGCAGTTCTCATATTCCTTGACATAGAACCCAGTATAGTGGGTATTAGTCCTGAGCTGTAACTGTCGAACATAGATTTGAATTTGTTAAATTTATATTCCCAATCCATAGACTGTTTAGCAACTTTTCGTGTATGGTGTTTGAACAAGCCAGTAATCACAAACGGATCTTTCTTGACTGATTTGATGTAAAAGTTCTCGATACACTCAAACTCTCCAGAGTTTGGATCATATTGTTCTACTTCAAATCCTAAAGTTTCCTTAAAGTCAAATGAAACCCTGATGGGTTCACCTTTGAGTGTCGAGTTAATCGTGTTGCTAACTCTCAAGAAGTCGCTCTCTTCTTTGCTAACTGCGGTAGTAATATTGTAAGTTCTGAAATCTGATGCTGCCATTGGTACAGGAACTGACGTTGGGATCTGTTTCTTTGCGTATATATTGTTGAATCCTGATCTGTTCTCTTTGAAATCCCATTCATCATCAACCTTCTTGAGTTCAAAGCCCGAATCGGCTCTGGTAAATCTACCATTTTGTTGTTTGAAATAAAGCTTAGTACCCTCTCCATAATAGTTATACCCAAACTCTTTGTTATAAATAGTGGGATTCTCTTCATTGAAGTCGAATTTGTCCGGATACAGATCTGCTAAAGTTTCAAACACAGGCTCATATGTCCCGTCAGATAGTTGTCTAAATTCTTTCAAAATAGCATCATCCGGATAGTTCCTCATTTTCACATACTCATCTGAACTTGTTGTAACCAAAAATGCATCCTGTAGTGTTGCTGCATCGTTCTTGTATTGCTTCTCTATGGTATCAAATATATTGTCAAATACGATATCGTTTACAAAATTCATTGCCGGTATAGAAGTTTGCGGTGGCATAAAAGAACATGGGTTCTCGTCAAATGGCAGTACATCATTGTAGTTGTCTTTAAGATTGCCGATCGCATCAACAAGTGAATCTTTCACCTCATCGACAATATCCTCAGCGATATTTCCCAACTCTTCTTCAGAGATATTGGCATAGTTCTCTCTAAGACTGTCTTTAATATCGGCATGATTGTTTGAATAGAAAGGAATTTCATTCTTTTCACACAAAGAAACAAACACTTCTTCGTTGTCAAATGCATTCTCCAATTCATCTAATAAATCAAAATCAACAATTGTTGCGATTTCTTCAAATATATCGATAAATGTAGAACAATCTAATACAGAAGATATTGGATCTTCGATGCTTGAAGTTAGGTTTTCGCAATCTTTTTCGGTTACTCTCCCTTTAAGAATGTTGATCACCTCGAAAGGACTTGCTGAATTTGATATGTCATCAAACATTTTTTCAACTTCTTTCTTTGTTGGTTCACGAACCTCTATCATATCTCCACAGTTGTTAGCTGATTTGGATTTCATAGATATAGAAATCTTGCCCTTAGCGATATCTATTGCTGCATCAAAATTGGTGTTGACACTGGCGTTCATGATATCGCCTATTTTTATAAACCCGAAATCTGGTTTCTCAAGTTTTGAAAAATCTTTAATCGAACAATCCAACACTCTTTTCAATATTGTCTTGAAAGAGATGACAAGTGACTTTTCGATCCCTGCCTTAATAGAATCTTCAATTGACTCTATGGCTCCTCCAAATATATCATCTAACCCTTGAAACTGAAAACCGCCAAAATCAAAGCTAGGGTTGATCTCTTGAATACTTGGGAATGAGAATTGAGAATCAATTTTCTTGATCTCAAAGTCAATATCTACACCATCCATTCTCTTGAGCAACTTCTCCTTAGTCAGTTCCAAATCACACATTTTGAATGACACCTTAGGTATCTCAAGCAACCTTCTTCTTACGGATGGACGATCTGGATCCCCAGTGGAAGATCCGGGAGGCTCACCTTGTGGATCATTTTCTCTTCGGAAGCTCTTTTTGAAATATTCATCTGTACTCTTTCTCACACAAGAAGCGTCCAACTTAGTGTAAAAGTCAAACAAATCAATCTTAATGCTCGGAAGCACCACCGAAGGCAGACTGCTCACTCCGAAACAAGGATTAATGTCCTGAAATTCTGGTAGTCCGCTGGTTGTAATCTCACATATAATGGTTTGTGCCATCTCTTTCTGATAAAATATACTGAAATCGAACTGCTCTGAGGAAACTGCATTACTCAAGTTCTCACAGTTGTTCAAATCATTTCTCAGAAGAATGGACTCAAGATCTCCGGAGAAATATTCCGGTATCATCCCTCCAAGACTACCATCCTCTTTATAATGTATCATGTAGGTTCCGATTCTTTGAACACTTGACAATGAAGAAATTAGATTTGAGAACTCATTCTTACCCATCCTACAGGCGCTACAAATCTCTTCTCCATAATCTGAAAGTTCATCTGGTTCTAGATACTCAAACACTATATCGCCAAGTTCTGGAAGAGGAGGCATCTTTAAGACTCCTCTGAGTTTTATCTCTTCTAATTCTGGCATACTCAGTTCCGATCCGACACACTTCACCAACATGTCAACCAATGTCTTCATTGACACATTGTTAAGAACCAATTCATATAGAAGTTGCAGATCGCCAATGTTGTTTATGATATTAGGTAATTCAATAAGTAATTTATCGCCAACCAAGTCTCTTGATTTAGTCAGTACTTCAATCAAATCAGATCTAAAGCCCTCATTTTGTGTTAACTTGTGGAACTTAGAACTATCAGATGCCGTAGATATAGAAAACTCAGGCTCCAATTTTGCGATCTTAGGAGGCTGAATCTCTCCTATCGAGACTGATATTGGGCTTCCTTTGCTGTTCCCTTCTTTTGGTGCAGGATTGTATACCATAAATCCAGAATACTTTTTAGCGAAACGTATAGGATCTAGATTGCAGTTAACTGATTTGATGATGTTCTTGTGTTCCAAGATCATTCTTGATATGTCCGGATCAAATATTCGACAAAGATAACTCATTCCAATTTTCAAAAACCTTCCTGCAGGATCAAAATAAAGCACATACTTTAATGTACCTGTGTCCTTGTCGAATCCTAGCTCAACTTTATTGTCTGAATCTTTTGTTATTACTATGTCGTTTTCGTATAAATATTTTTTGAAATCTGCTAAGAATTTTTTTGACTTAACAGACAGTTGTCTGAAATTAAAACCCTGCAAGTTACCTGACAATAAAGAACTTGATTTCTGAAACTTGTCTAAAACCTTAGATAAGTTCTTGATGATCATTTCCGTTTCATTCAATCTGAAGTTTGTGGTTACAAAGTTAGTGTTGATGTTCTGGATCGTGTAATCCTCAAGAGTCATATCATCGAAAAAATTAATATATTTTTCATGAATAGAGAATTTTACCTTAATGCTTTTGCCCGGACGCACAGAATATCTAAAGTTGCCCACTTCTAGAAGCCCAAAAGGGTTCAAAATAAATTCAAGCAACTTCTCTTCGTATTGATCTGCGTCAACGTTCTTTCCGTAATATTCTAGAATATCATGCGCTGCAGCAGCTTTTAAGTTCTCCAAGTTTGTGAGTCCAAGATTTTCCTCTAATTCTTTTTTATCGAAATACCCAGTCTCTACGACTATATGAACTCTTCCATTCTTTCTATACGGTACACCAATCTTGATATCGTCACCACTTTCTTCTGATTCTCGCAAGCCATCATGAGATTCATCATATATCGCCTCATAGATAACTTCTGAAGGCTCAAGAAAACAGGATCTCATAAAGTATTTTTTACCCTCATATTCCACCTCGCAATATTGATATCTATCGCCAATATTAATCTGTGTTACTTGAACTTCTTCTCCTTCGCCGATCGTGCGGACTGGATTATCCGTGACTTCTGCCGAGTCATATAACTCAACTTCTGTGATTGTTTTAAGATTTTGTTTCATTTTTCCTCGCCCTAATTAGTATTATTGTATCTACTATTGATATATTTTTTACCTGATATTGCATAATAAGTTTGCTTATGAAATTTTATGTTTGTCCTAATCTTGACGATATCTTTGATAGTCTTTGTTCCCAAATCTTTGGCGACTTGTACTCCTGCAGGGATCAAGATCTCAGATGGTGCAGTTGGCGTTCCAAAGAATGCCGTAATGTGCGTATGTGATGCCACTTTTGTATTGAACTTCATCTGATATACTATTGCAGACGAAACAATTCCAGCTAACTTATCTATAAAATCAGCCATTTTCTCTAGAGATTCGTTGACGTTATCACCGAGAACCAGAGGTTGGATGTTGCCATCATCATTTCCTGCTATAAGATCAATCCCAGATACACTAATAATATCTTCGCCATGAGAACCCTTCACGTCCGTGCCTGTAACAAGCTTTATCCCTTCTCTACCAATCACTCTTATGGCATCCGATTTGATTCCAATTCCAGATCTTGATTTTGATCTACCTACTTTGCCATCAACTAAGTCAAAGTTATCGTCTATATCAGTTTTTTGACTAACATATATTCTTGATGCATCAAGTTTGAAATCTGGATCAGCCTTAAGGTTTTCATTCCTAGAGTTGACTGCTGATGGATTGTGAGACATTCTACCAGCAACCATATCTATAGTCCCAGCACCAGAGTCTCCTCTTCCGCCGTACCCAGATATAATCGAACCGGGACGATCTTTTCCAACCACAACATAAGCATTTGTGCCATTTTCAATCACTTTTTCAGCTTTTGCTTGAGTATATTGAGGTATGGGCTCAGATACCCTAGATCCTGCTATTCCCCTACCATAAAGGTTGTTAATATAATCTGGAGAAGATAGCAAGTCTTCTTTTAATTCTTTCTTAAGGTTCTCGATATTTAGTGCTTTTTTGAATCTAGGCATTTTTGTTACTCCAAATAGTAATTAGTTTCTTACAAGATTGTTATATGAACGTGCTGCTGATAAGACTCAACAACCGGTTTACCACCTGCTTCTTTAGCTGCCTCAACTACTGCTCTGATGAATCTCGTATTTTTCATTTGAGCCTCTGAGACTCCTTCATACGGCTGCCCTTCCGCTTTTAGATGACTCCAAGTGTGAATGTCTACCCCAGATCCATAATTGTGTCCTCTTTTTCCAGATTGCTTTCCTCTGTCAATATTTGCCTGTACGGAAGCCACTGCTCTTGCATTTGCCCCAGCATCACCTGTTTTATGTCTTTTCCATTCTGCCACGACATCTTTAACCCATTGTGCACTTGAGCCATACAAACTCCACACAGCGTTTTCTCCGCCTTTATCCATCTTGTCCCACATTAAATATACCTGCTTAGAAGCAGTTCTGAGAGTTGAGGTTACTCTGATTTTCTTATAAGCACTTCCTGTGTTGATTGGATCATTCATTGGAATTCTTCTGTAATATGCAGAAGTGAATCGATTCATAAAGTCTAATATAACATTATTCACCCCTTTGTCTGCATCAGTAGTCCATCCCAATTCTTGATAATTTGGCACTTCAGAAAACCTTAAGGTTGGCGGTTGCACAAGTTCACCATTTCCAACAGGGTTCGGCAACCCTCCTAATCCGGGCAATGGAGCACATTGCAATCCGGGCGAAGCATTATTCTCTATAGGCGCAGACTGAGTTGGGACAGAAGAATTTTCTACGCCAAGGGTAGGAGTGTTGTCAACTGGCTGTCCTATAGGATCATCTTGGAAGGATTGATTAGTGGTATTTCTAACTTCTGCTTTTTGTTTCTTCTCATTACGTACCACACTACTTAGAAAGTTTTGCTTTTGAGTATCGGATATTGATGTGACACCCTTTACAACAGATAGAATGTCTTTTTCAAGCCTGCTGTAATCATCGATCAATGTTTCCTGAGCACCTGCATATTTAAACTCTTCGAAGAATATTTTACCAGTCCTTTCTCCGTACAAACAAGGATCACCATCTGGCTCTGGCGTTTTAAGAAAATTAATCCCTCCTAGTCTAAAAGCATCTCTTCTCTTTAGTAAAGGAGTGGCAGAGATTGAAAATTTAGAATATGGCTTAGGTGAATTATCTTTCTGTAAGTTAAAGTCATAATGGTTTTTACTAGCAAATATCTTGAAACAATGCTCAAGTTTTACGGAAAACAGACTATTATCTGTCTCATGACTAAAATAAGCAAATTGCCTTATCCTGCCTTGCATAGTCAAATTGGAGCAAATTTTATCTACTTTTATTGCTTCGCTAGAGGATTCAGTGGTATAATGGTTGATAAAATAATCAGGGAACGTCTCTTTGATTATGCTCGATAAAAATTTGAAATTATCCATAAAATGCTCATAATCTTGCCTTATCATCAGTCCTACTCTCACTCCTTTTGATTTCAAATCAATCATGATCTTTTTAAGCCTCTGTACATCTCTGATTCTTTTATCGCCGTGAGCCAATGTGAAGCAAACGTTGTATACGTCTTTTCTCAATAAACTATCAAAAGTTAAACTAACATCTGAAAATTCTGGCATTGTATCGAATTCTGATAGGGAAACCAAGTAATACAACTTGTGAACATATTGTGTGATTTGCGTGTTTTTATTGGAGTCATAGTCTATCCCTTCAGAATAAGATTCAGTAGATGGATCATTGGTGAATTCTTGCTTCTCAGAGCCTCCTGAAGGCTCTTGAGCGTCTCCTTGAGGTTGATTAAGGTTAAGTGTCGGCTCACCAGAACCAAACGCCTCAGAAGCCTTACAGACACCTCCTCCAGCAGGTGGATTGCTACTATTTACAGTAGCAGATACAGATGCTCCTGAGAAATTGTTCTTATCTTGGAAATCAATAACCACAATATCACCAACTTCAGGGATTGCCTTGTCCTTAGTCATAAGTGCTTTAGGGTGTCGGTTGATCGCTGCCCAATCACTTGCGTTTTCAGGCTCAGGTAAGTGAGCGTGAAGTTCCGGGATTCTAAACCTAATCTCTATGTAATCCGGAAGTACACCCTTTTCTTCTTTGAGGTAAGACATCATTGGGTTTTTCCACAGAATATTGTCAACTGGAGTGTCAATCACTTCTAAGACAATTGCATTCATAGAGCCAACTTGCTCAAAGGCATCAGCGGTGTGTTTATCACGAACATTCTTTTTCAGTTCATGAAATATAGATTGCCCAGAATCATCAGAGAATGATCTCTTAGATTTCTTATTCGATATCTGATTCAGCCTGTTAGGAGGTGGTATAAATCTCGAAGCCATCCATTACTCCTCCTTATCTTTGTCTTGGATCATATCGTAAATATCATCCTTGTCATTTCCAGAGAAACTGAATACAGAATCTTTCTTTTCGTTTTTTTGTACCAATGCAGCCAACTTAACCAACTGCTCATTGGATCTTTGAAGTGTCTCAACGTATTTTGCAGCAGCTAGTGACACCTCTTTGTGAGCATGTTCGCTTTGCCCAGCAATAGTAATAAGATCGCTCAACAACTCTTGGGTTGTCTCACGATCTTTTCTAATATTTTCAACTGCTTCTTCAATAAATTTATCAAGTCTCTTTGACATTACTCTTCACCATTTTCATACCTCGTTTTGAAATCAGAGTATTTCTCTCTCATTTTAGATAGCTGGGCTACGATTTGTTTCGTATTTAATCCAGTTATCTCTCTAAGGTATAAGTAAATAGCCTTTTTATTAAATATTTCAATCTTGTCGGCGTTATCCAACAAAGTGTTTATGGCATCATAAACCTTCTTTTCGTTAGGGCGCATTGTCACAGATTCCCAAGATGCTATTTCTTCTCTAAGAAGTCTCATAAACTCTTGTCGTTCTCTGTTTTCATGATACACATCATCCATTCCGGGTTCAAACCCAGCCTCAACTTGCCCTTCGAGCGAAGTCTCTCTTTGATTCTTTTTCTTGTTCTTCTTTACTTGTGCAATAAACCAGTTTTTCGTAATAACTGAGAAGTACGAGAACGCTTTGTGTCCCTTCTCAGGCTTAAATTTATGCAAGATAGTTACTAACATTACCTTACAATCTTGTTGCAATTCTGCGATGTTTGGTAGTGTTGTGAACTTGTATGTATATACGATTTTATCAACCATCTCGTTTAGAGCTGGATGAATGAGAGTTTCGTACAACTCTGATTTTCTTTTAAAGTCTGTATTTGGATCATTAAATTCAATAATTGCATCTTCATGAACCTTAGTAAAATACATTCTTTTTGTTCTAGGCTTCCTCTGTTTCGCCATTTGTCTCTTCCTCCTGTAGATCATCTTCAAACACAACCATAACTTGAGAATACACTTCAATATCTCCAGCAAGTCTTTTCATATGCTCCACAAGGGCTGTAATGGTTGGATCTCCGTAAAAGGATTCGACTTTGTTGATAGCCCTCAAGTGAGTGGCAAACTCAAGCAACTTTTCTTTCATATCATAGAAAGCATCTTCCATAGAAATTAAGTTTCTTAAAAGTTTGTAAATATACCACCCCAAAAGAGCATTGAGTAGGATTGAAAATCCCAATATAAAATATAAAATCATAATTTAAAATTCCTGTCAATATTCTTTTTGTATTCCTTTACCTCTCTTTTCGTTTCTTCAATCGTGCGATTCACAACATCACCGACTTTTTGCTTAGGAGTGTTTACTGTAACCTCTCCCAAAAGCGCAGGAATACGAACGACGGAAGGAGCATCACAAACATTACAATTCGTGTGCTCCTCAGTCATCCCATGCCAAATTTCATATTCGCTCTCACAAGCGTCACAGCGGTATGAATATTTCGGCATTATTGTACACTCGTTTCGATTGTTTCACCTTGAGGTTGAGTTCTCAAAATAGGTGGATTCATCACGATCACGCCTTCAGTTGGGTGTACAGTCAACTTCAAGCCCTTAAGGACAGGAACAATGTCAGTTTGATTCAGAAGGCTATTTTGTAAAGCCATCATAATTGCTGCCAATGCTTGATCCGATAAATGTGTAGTTTGAACTTAGTGCTCATATTAATTCTCCTCTTTACTTATTATACGTTTGAATTGATGATTTTATTCAAACTTTATCGTAATATTCTCCAACAATAAACCTTTTATTAGAATTGATAGAAGAATAATTTAAAAATTTACTTTCTTCATATTCTGATTCTTTTATCACTCTAAAATCAAAACTTACCCTTGTTTGCCCAGTATCATTCACCTTATTTCCATGCTTATAGAGCCCTCCCTTAAACACAAGCACTTGTCCATATTTCAGAGTTACCGGCTCATAGTCTTCAGAATCTATCTCTTTCTCTATCCATATAGTATTATTATTGCTACAATCAGTCACTGGAATGAAAAAATTTATCTCTTCTTCTGGGTGGTTATAGTTTGAATCTTTGTGAAACTCAGCAACAGCAATATTGCCCTCAAGACATACCCTAAATGTTGGACGCTTCTGATATATAACACTTTTATCTCCCAAGTATTTTGTCACTACATTAGAAACGAATTGTTTATATAGCGTATCAAAACTATCATCAACCTCACAAGAGTCATAAAAATTTCTGTGAAAGACACTTGTTTGATCATTACTTAAATCAAATAAATCATAACTTTTTATTTCATGCAGACTCTCTAATTCAGAGCATTTAACAAACTTTACTATAACTTCTCTAAAATTATACTCATCTACATTATATTCAAAAATCTCATAAGCCATTTTTAGATTCTCCTTTGTTAAAAAACTTATCTGTTATGTGCCCGATATATTGGATTTGCTCATCGGTAATGACTGGCGAAGTTCCCAAAAAGAATGTCGAAACCGTAACTTTTCTGGCAACAGGAAACTTCTCTAAGACTTCCCTTGGATCAATTAAATGGGTGTATGCTGGTTGTAGCATAATATTCCCGGCAAAATAATTTCTAGTCTGAATTTTATTGGATTCAAAATATTGAGTGATTTCGCTTCTTGTGAATGGAGCACTATCTTTTACTGTCAAGGGGAATGCAAACCAACTAGGATTGGATTTACTTGTTGCTTTTGGTAATATAAAAAACTCTTCATATTTCTTAAATATCTTATACAGTTTTCTATAGTTTTGTCTCCTTAATTCGTCAATCTCATGAACCTTTTTAAGTTGTACTAGTCCCATCGCCGCTTGCACCTCAAGTGGTTTAATGTTGTAGCCAATCTCAGAGTAAACATACTTGTGATCAAACACTTCTTCAGGTAAACTAGGTAGCCAATTTTTAAACCTAGCCTTGCAAGTACCATTCTTGAGAAGATTGGCTTTCTTTCCGACACAATAGCATGCTCTTCCCCATTCTCTGAAACTTCTAACAACTTTTTCAAGTTCAGGAGTACTTGCTGCTACAAATCCGCCTTCTCCCATCGTGATATGGTGAGCAGGATAAAACGAACAACTGGCTAACTCTCCAAAACTCCCTAATGGCTTACCATCATATGTTGAGCCTAATGCGTCGCAACAATCTTCCAAAAGAATCAAATTATACTTTTTGACAATGTCCATAAGTCTATCCATATTAGGGGGATTGCCTAAAACGTGAGCAAATGTAATAACTTTCGCTCCTTGCTTTGCCGCTTCTTCAACTTGATCTAGATCTAAGTTAAGAGTATCTAACTCAACATCTACAAAAATAGGCTCGAATCCAACTTGAAAAACTGGATTGAGAGTAGTGGGAAACCCAGCAATAGGTGTAATAACTTTAGTTCCTTTTGGCAAGTTATAAGATCTTTTGGAAGTCAAAGCAGACATCATCAAAAGATTTGCACTAGATCCACTATTAGTCAAAACTCCATAACTCTTTCCAAAGTGCTTTGGAAATTTTTTTTCAAAAATCATACATTCATTTCCCATGACAAGCCATTCACTCATTAGGGATCTAACTGCCCTAACATACTCTTCAGAAGAGAAATAAGGGCCTGAGTATCTTACCCAATCTTGTCCTGCAGTCCAAGTCTTAGAAGCATGCTTTTCTTTTATATAAGATTCTACCATTGATAAAATCTCCTCTAACATAAAATCTTTAGTCATTATCACCCCCTATAAACCAATTAAATATGCTTTCGCTTTTTTCCGGATTCCAGCCTAATTTTCGAATCTTAGAAGAATCTACAGAATATCTTAAATCTTGTCCTACTCTGTTGGTAACAAATTTTATTTGATTTCTATCTTTACCATACCAAGACAGAATATGATCCACAACTTCTAAATTAGTCATATGATTTTCAGCAGCAATGTTAAATACTTCGTTCTTGATTCCGGAATCTATCAAAAGCCATATGGCAGATACATTATCTTTGACATATGTCCAATCTCTAATATATGTGCCGTCACCATGAATGGGAATTTTTTTATCATTCTTGATGCAATAAATGGAATTAGGTATCAACTTCTCACGATATTGTCTCTCGCCATAGTTATTGGCACTTCTAGAGATTAGATAATCTATGGAATATGTTCTACCATATGAAGTAACTAAGTGCTCTGCAGCAGCTTTTGTTGCTGAATACGGATTCGAAGGGTTTAGGTTATCCTCTTCTTTGAATGATCCGTTCAAAACATCACCGTAAACCTCATCTGTGCTTATATGAAAAAACAAAGGACGATCTTCAGGGTTCTTTCTTCTCAAGAGTTCTAAAATGTTATGTACTCCAATAATATTGCTCTTAACAAAAGGGCTACTATCGACAATAGAATTATCAACATGACTCTCAGCAGCAAAATTAATTATAAGATCACAAGAAGGTATATGAGTTATTTCACATATATCCATATTCTTATGAGTATAGTTTGGGTGACTATCCCAAGGCAAACTAGAATTAGAAGCGTAAGTCATCTTATCGATGTCCAACACTTTGCAACCCCTCCTAAGGGCTTCTTCGACAAAATGAGATCCTATGAACCCCCTTCCGCCTGTTACAATTAATTCTTTCACTATTTCCTCCTTTAAAATATTATATCTTCTATACGTATGAGAGCTCAATTTTATTCAATCAATTAGCAAATCTATAGATTGCCAAACATCATATCTCGGTTTAAACCCTAATCTAGTTAATTTTGTATTATCTATCCTTATATCTTTAGTCTGTACTATCTTATGAAATTCTGGAGTTTTCATACTATTGATTTTAGATTTTGAGCCTATTTTTTGCTTAGCATATGATATCATTTCTCCTATTGTTACAGGATCACAAGGTGATACGTTATAAATTTCATTTAAATTTCCCTTTTCGATAATCATTTTGATCGCACAACACACATCGTCTACATGCATGTATTCTCTAATATGAGCACCGCCATCATACAAGCTCACATCTTCTCCTTTTTTTAATCTCTCTATCATATATTGGAGAGCGTTCTTCTTTCTAGAAGATTTTACATCACCTTTTCCAATGACATTGCACAGTCTAATTATTCTGTAATTCAAGCCATATGTTTCACAAAAAGATATGAGCATTTGCTCTGCTGCCCTCTTGGTTATAGAATAAAAACCTTTCGGATCACAATAAGCATCCTCTTTAACCACTGCATCTCCCTGTTCGCCATATACAAACCAAGAACTAATAAAATTAAATTCAAAGTTTTCCAATTCCTTGTTTGCTTCTAGGACACTAACCAATTTTAACATGTTAGTGTTTATGTCTTTAAGAGGATCTTCAAAAATATTATAATTAGTAACAGTGCTTATGAAGTACAAAATCTTCCCAACATGAGTAGAATTTTCTTCTCTTAGAATTTTGATTGATTCATTTGGGAACATCCCACAATATCTACTTCCAATAAAGCCCGTTGAGCCAAATATTGATACTTCGTTCATTTTAAAAACCCCATTGGCAATATACTAGACATTCTTGGGATATCCCACAACTTAGCATGAAGTAGCGCTTCAAGTTTCTTATACTCATTTACCTCATTGCTTTGCAATGACACACCTTCGTCATGATAGAATCTACATCTTTCTGAGATTATCAACGGATTGTACCCCATTTCACAAAATTTATGACATAGATCTACATCCTGAAAATTAATCTTGAAACTTGGGTTTAGCCCTCCTGATTCTTTATAAGCCTCAATATCCATTAATATTAGAGCACCAGTTGTAAAAATATCATACCTATTATTTTTAAACAGCAGGCTGTCAGATTTTTCATACCTCCCATAGTGATTGGGAAATACAGTATTCAAATTATTATTGATCAAGGGGAAGTATCCCCCAAATTGTATTGTGTTGGATATGTCAATTTTTTCTTTTCTTTCCCTAAAACTCATGTGCTCCGGGGGATACAATAGGACAGCTCCTGATATTTTAGAATTCTCTCTTTCATGAGTTTTAAAAAAATTAATCAAATTTTGCTCATCTACAACCCACAAATCACTACTCCAAAGAATAACCTCTTCATATCCCAAGTTCAAAGCAAAATGAATAGCAATGTTATTAACCATAGAAAAATTAAACAATCCGTCATAAAATACTTTAAGATAAGAAACTTGAGATTCTTTACACACCTCGCTTATAGCAGAATTAGATGGACGATCATCAACAACAATTAAATCAATATATTCAAAAACATTATTTTTTCTAAAGTTGCTCAACGTAAACCTCAACAAATCTGGATTATCTTTCACAGACATTACTGCACATCTTTTTTTCTTCTTTTTCAAAAGATGAACATCATCGATAATAAATTCTTGTTCGACTCTATTCCCAAAAATCTTAAGTTCCTCGTTTACAATGTTGCCTTTTTTTAATTCTAGTATCTCTTGCTTTATTGTTCCACCATCCATTGGTAGCTCTAAATCAAAATCATAATTAAACATTCTCTCTAGTCTCATTTGTCACCTCCATCGTAGTAGTCCCACAAATGAGAATCAATTAATCCAGACTCTCTCCTGAGATCTGTTTCGTACATCTCCATCGCCAATTCCTCAAAATCATACTCAGGCACCCAGCCTAATGTTTTCATCATCTTGGAAGGATCTCCCCATAACTTTGGAACTTCGCAAGGGCGATAAAACTTTGGATCAATAACAACATGTGATTTGATATCAAGCCCAGCATAGTCAAAGACATATTCAAGAAACTGTTGGACTGAATTAGTCTTACCTGTAGCCAAAACATAATCATCTGCTACATCGTGCTGTAGCATCATCCACATTCCTTTTACATAATCTTTTGCGTGTCCCCAATCTCTTAAGGCAGAAAGATTCCCAAGACGAAGTTCTTTTTGATGTCCTAACTTAATCCTTGCTGCTGCTTTCGTGATCTTTCTGGTTACAAAGTTTTCGCCTCTTCTTGGAGATTCGTGATTAAAAAGAATACCAGAACAAGCAAAGATTCCATACGACTTACGATATGTCCCTACCATGTGATGTGCTGCCAACTTAGCACATGCATAAGGAGATACAGGAGAGAAGTGAGTCCCAAGC